AGATTTCCCTAAATTTTCCAACGAGCATCTTCAATTTTGCTGGAGTCAACAATTGATTGAAGGTGTGCTAGTAATTCTTTGGTAGTTTTAATACGTTGATAAGCTCTTTCTCTAATCTCAACCTCATTATCATTAGAGTAAGTAATGACGTTTAAATGTTCTTCAATAATAGAATCTATTGCCTCGTTAAACGATTCGTTCTTTAGTATGTCTGCAATATCTTGCTTACTTATCATTGTATGGTGCTTATGTTTTTAATTTTATCTAATGCGTTAATAAGTTCTTTAGATTCTGAAATACGAGTCTTGTCATCATTTGTTTTTGCTTTTTGCATTAACTCCATTTCTTTCAAAGCCATTTCTTTTTCAAACTCAATGCGTTGTTGTTGAAGCTCTAATGCTTCCTTCTGAGCTTTGAGTTGCATTTGTTCACGTTCAAGATTTAACTTAGCCATTTGTTCTTGCATTTTAAGCTGTGCTTTTTCACGCTCAACTTCGGCAAGTATTGCTGCGGCTTTAGTATTAGAGTCCTCTTCTTTAGGTGCTTGTGCAGCTTGCTGTGCAAGTGCTTGTGCTTGCTCATCAGTAATGCTCATCAAGAACTGTGTATCGTCTTTAAACCCAGCCATGTTAATAAATTTAGCAAGAGTATCTCGATACTGTTTTAAATTAACAAGCGGATTAGCTAACCCATATTGTTGTATTACTTGTTCTTGTTTTTGCAAAATCATTTGCATTGTTGCTAATTGCTCTTGTTTGCCACCTGTACCCAGTCCAACATTAACTGAAAGATTAAATTCATTCCTCCATTCTCTTGGGTCAAATGGAACATATTTACTATTTACTTTAATGATGCGTTCTTTTTGTTGATACTTACAGACTAATGCTAAGATACCTTTAAACAAAGATGACACGCCTGTGTCTGCAAAGATACGAGCAACTAATTCTAATTTGCCTTGTGCTGCTGTTGTCATTGCAGATACTGCGGTTGCTGTTACATTTTGCAATAAGTTAGGGTCTAATCCTTGTTGTGCATCTGATATGCCTGTGCGTTTAGCTTGAATAGAATCTAAGTATTCTAACATTGGGAATGATTGTGCAGCATTAGATTGCACAGTCATAGGCACAATTGCATTAGGATTCTTCATACGAATTACACCACCTGCGGTAGATGTTAGCAAGTCATCTAAATTAACTTGTCCTTCTACTGCTCCTACACGATAGTTATTAGTTAAGTATAAGTTATCTAACATTTGACGTGTAATAGTTGACTTGATAAGTTGCAAGTCCATAGCACGGTCTGCTAGTGAATGACCATAAAATTTATGTGGAATTGGAATTGGGCAAACACTATGGAACGGAATATAATCACATTCCTCGTTATGCAATATTTCATTGTTGGTATAACAAACTCTGCGTAGCTCTGCTATGCCATCGTTGTCGTAATCTGTTTTTAGGTAACACTCATAATATTCTACCAACTGCATTGATTCATCATTAGAATCCATGTCAGTAGGATTTTCACCTCGTGTGTATCGTGCAATTCTTTCTGGACTAAACTCAAGTGCATCACCTGTAGATAAACCCATTACAGTCTTTTCATCATAACCCATTGCTATAAGTTCTGACCTTGTTACCATTTTACGGTGAGCAACAAAAGGTGAGTCCTCTATTGTTCTAGCACGTTTACTAATTAAAAATTCTTCTGGTGGTACGTTTTCTACAACAACTTTACCTTTACTTCTTGTACGTTTTACTTTAACTTCATGAGAAGATAATGCAGGTGATACTTCCATGCCTGTCATTTCATCAAATACAGCTTCTTGCACAATGGTTGTATTTTGCTCAACAATTTCTACTTCTTCGTCTTGCATAATCATCATGAGTTCATCGTCATTTAACCCATAATACTTTTCTGTTGTTGTATCTGTTTCATCATTCCAGTAGGCTTTAACAACACCTACCTTTTGTAATAACGCATCTTTAAACCAATCGTGCATGATTTCAAAGCCGTTATTGTCTTTATAGAATATGTGGTTTACATAGACTGTTGCTTGCTCTGCAATAGGTTCGTCTCCTGCATTAACAGCTTCAAACACTACTGCGTCTTTAGATGAAGTAAATACTTTCATTAGCTGTGGTAATGCACCATCCACAACCTCTGCCACTTCACCAGTAACAATTTGCGATTTGCCTTCTACTTCATTACCATAAGGCTCACGCATATAGTATTCAAGTGCTTGCTGTCTTTCATCTGTTGTTTCAGTTTCCAGATAACCGATAGCATCATCTATTTCACTTTCTACTATGCTGCGTAATTTATTGTCATCTAATTTTGCCATTTATACTATCCATGCGTTATTTATTTGTTGTAAAGGTTTATTCCAACCTTCCATTGGTGAATCATCTATACCTACTGCTAAATATCTAAAAGCATCACTCCCATGCGATGCCCAGTCATGTAAAGGTCTGTCATGGAAAACATTGCGTTTATCGTCAAATACCCTACGATAGTTACGGAGTGCGTCATAACCTTGTTTCGTTTTAGGGTCAAACCAGCAGCGTGGGAGAAGTCTGCGTGCAGTTTGTATGCCATCCATGACAGTTAATTTAGGTGCTATTTCTACAGCTAATCCAGCATCTTCTAACATTTCTTTTCTAGATTTGCCTGTGCCCAATTCTCGTACAGCCACATCGTGTGGCAGTATATGTGTGGCATACATCCAATCATTATGTTGTAGCCACTCAACATAGTATTCTAATCCTACCCCATGATTCTCACAGTAATCAACCAGTCTTACTTCTTTATTAACTAGCTGTGCTACCCATATCGCAGTAGAATCAGACATACCTAAATCCCAGCCTGTATACGTTCTAGCTAATCCATCTCTTTCTATATCTATGAACCTATTTTTCTCTTCTAGTTCATTCATAATTTTAGAATAGTATGAACCCTCTACAGGTGCAGAGAATGAACATTCAAACTCTTGCATATACTTATCTTCGCCCATTGCAGAAAATGCTGCTTTGAGCTCTTCTTTATCTAATATATTAGTATTGCTTGACTTAAATTCTAATAGTTCCCAGCCATCTTTCTTTTCAGCTCTATCGCGTAAGTCTTTAAAATGGTTTTGCCCTTTAGGTGTACCCATTGCTAGACAATAACCTTTTCTATCTGCTAGTGCAGGGCGTAGTATTTCTGTAAATAACGTAGGGTTAATATCACCCACCTCATCTAGCACGCATCCATCTAAATAAATACCACGAAGTGAGTCTGGGTTATCTGCCCCATACAACGATACACGCCTACCCATAAAGTCTACACGAAGTTCAGCAATATTTGCTTTGCCCCCTAAAGGTCGTGTGTACTCTAATAGGTAATCCCACGCAATTCTTTTTGCTTGGTTATAGGTTGGAGCAACATAGGCATATCTTGGGTTCGTTTTATCACATTGCAATGCACTGTGGATAAGCTGGTTAATTGCACAGACTGTTTTACCCATCCTACGATGAGCCACCACCACACTAAAACGGTTGTTTTTAACCATTGTGTGAATAGCTTTTTGTGGGTCACGAGGAATATATCCTGTCTTTATTGTTTTTTCTGCCATTGTTATGCGACTCCATTAGGGTCATCGCTCCTGTTTTAGTTGTTTCATCCTTTTTATTCTAGCTTCCCTAGACATTGTAATCCATTGGTCTAAATCTTCGTATGTTCTATAACAGCTTACACATCTTGGTTCACCGCCAGTAGTATCTACTATACGGCATACACCTGTGCAAGGTGAATCATCTACCACTTTACTTTATTCGCCCAGTAGGCTGCTGACATTTTTCCTTTAGCTATGTTTTTAGCGTGTCTTGCTTTAAATGACTTTTGCCTAGCGGTAGGCTTTTTATCGCCTGTTACCCCTTGCTGACCAAAGCGTATGGTTTTTACTTTATCGCCTTCTTTAGCTACCACCACATGAGATTTTTTAGGGTGATTAGGTGTGCGTTTAGGTTTATTATAACCTGAAACACCTGCTCTATTTAATCTTGAGTCTTTAGCCATGTTATTTTGCTTTTGGTTTTTTGTGTGTTAAGTATTTACTACTCGCTGTATGTGTAGCACCAGACATTAATCTGCCGTTATGTTTATGGGTTTTACCTGCGTATAGTTTACCGTTAGGTAAATAATGTGGAACACCTTTAGCCATTATAAATTAATTCCATTTTTTTCTTGATGCTGTATGCGTACACAGCCTAAATCAATAATAAAGAAATTATAGTGATGCGTATTTTTACTGTCATCTACTTTTGTATCTTCATAGAATTCAAAGCCAAACTGTATGCCCCAAAATAAATGCCATGACCACATTATGCTTTCCTTTTTTTCTTTTTAGGAAACCCAGCTTTCATATTAGCATAGGATTCTTTAGAAATTGTACTTTTCTTTTTAGAGCGAGAAATGCCTTTTTTCTTACGGGCATTTATATTAGCGTATAAACCTTTAGACATTTATTTTCCCTTTTTCGGTAATTTTTTTGTGCCTGCTTTTAACAATGTTTTTGCTGTTGTTTTATCTTGCTTTGCTTTAGGTTTGTTTAGGTATTCAGAAAATTGGTTTAACGTATCTTGTGTTAATGCCATTATCTTTGCATCCTTAGTTGGTCTATTATTTGCATGATGGGGTCAATAATAGGTGTTTGAGGATTCATCTTTTCTCTTAATTTTTCTTGTTGTTGTCTTGTATATTCTTCAATGTATTTTTGCATTTCAGGAGATTGACTATCAAATGGAATGTTAGCAGGATTCATTGGCACATTGCCAGAATTGTACACTATCTCATCTAACATTTGCATTTGTTCTGGAGTTAAATTTAATAATCCTAATGGATTGTTCATAGTTATTTTCCTTTTTTACCGTAACCTTTTTTGCCTTTATGTTTATTGCAAGCCATGTAAAATTTCCTTTACTCTAAAAATAGTACCGCAAAAAATTTGGGTACTGACGTTTACTATTCTATTCCTGTAACAACTTTGATATTAATGGGTGCACCCCCTTCGCCAGTAAGCTCTGTGGTATTTTTTTCACTCCATTGTGCACGAGTCTTAAGCCAGAACATCATAGAGGCAGTGTCACCTTGCCTTGCTTTCTCATAGAGTGTGCCAGCAATGACAGCGTTAGCTTCTATGCGACCTTTCTCTAGCTCTGGTTTGTAATACTTTGTTAGTGTGTCTGCTGAGATACCAAGCATAAATGCTATATCTTCGTACCTAGTACCTACTTTACTTAATTCATAAACCTGATTTTGGGTGGTCGGTGTTGTAAGGTAACGGGGTCTACCCCGCCCCTTTTTCCCTGACTTTTCTAATTGCGAATGATTCTCATTCTCATTCTTATTAATATCCATGACTATATCTATCTTGCCACTATCTATTATATTATTACTCATATGATTGACTGATAAGTTTTACTTATCACGTTGTTTAGTTTAATTTAAAAATTATATTACACTATTCCTATTATTATGTTACTATTTAATTGTAAAGATTACTTTACATTCATTTTATAAAGGAATAATTATGATTGAATATGATAGAGCATTACTAACAAGTTTAAACAAAGATTTAAAAAAATTGGGCTTTAACCCTAAAATGATGTCTGCTATGAAAACAAATAATTATGTATTTTGTGAGTTTTCAAAAGGTTATACAGATAAAACTTTAAATTATAAAGACTCTTATTGGTGCACTTATGTTCAAGAAAAGTGCTCTGTATATTATGCAAAATATAAAGCATGGTTTGAGTATTTAGAATCTATTAGAGCAATTAATAAGCAGATTGATGACTATTTAAACGGCTCTGATACTATATAACTAAAGGCTATATAGAGGGTATTTTTTATAATATCCTCTTATATATCCGATAAATTATTAAACCCATGATATATAACAATAAATTTATATTTGCAATTATTAATATTTATGTTAATATATCTTTACATTTTAACTTTATGAGGAAACTAAACCATGAAACTTAACCCAATCAAAAGTAATATGACTGAATTAGAATTAAAAGACAAAGTAATTTTATTTTCTTATGAAACACCAGTAGCAATGTGTGATTATTCAAATATCTATAAAACAGATAGATATTATTCGAAAACAACAAGTAAACATATCAATCAATGGGCTAGTATGAGAAATACTAGAAAAGATGAATTATTAACCATTAGTCAATCAGAATTAAACCAATTAACAGAGGGGCTATAATTATGCTTATATTAAACATTATATCTTTTAATATATTATGCTTTATCGCGTTTTTCTTTGCTCTTATGGGTTTATCCTATGAGAGCATTTTGCTAACCATATTTAATATAGTTTATTTTCTCTATATTAATTATAAATTTTAAGAGGTTATTATGAGAACATTTAAATATAAAATAACATTACATTCTTTTTTTCAAAAACCTGAAGATTATATCATTAATAATCTTGATGACTTGCAAGATTTAAAAGACTATGCAAGTCAGAATCAATATAAAATAACCATACAAGAGGGTGAATATTGTATTAAAAATGGTTACTGGTATGATAATCATTTAAAAACTTACATATAAAGGGGTTTAATTATGGATAAATTATGGGTTATTGTAAAATTTAAAGATAATCATATTGAGATATGGCGAGATTATTATGATGATTTTATATGGGGTTCGCCTTTATATCAAGTATGTGATTATTTTCAAGGTTCATTTAAACAAGCTAGAGAATTTTCTAAACAATTCATATAAACCTATAACAAAAAAAAGGGCTAGATAATAGCCCTTTTCTTTTGTGTATAGTTTCCCCTTACCCGTATATTATAACATAAATAAACTTAAAAAGTCAATACCCTATACAAAAATAATTCTATTTTTTTTAAATAGATTTTTGCCTTGAAAATCACATCGTGATAAAATCATAACTCATTATTGTCTTAATATTAATAATATGTATAATCTATCTTAATTATCTTAATATACATAATATCTTAATATTAATAATATATATAATCTATCTT